TCTCATTATACAGATGGTGGTATTGAAACTATCGACTTTATCGAGGCTAAGAAGCTTAATTACAATCTTGGAAATGTTATTAAGTATGTTACTAGAGCAGGGAAGAAACATTCCGCATCGGCGATGTATGTAAATTATACAACTGGACAAGATTTAAAACAAATAGAAGACCTAGAAAAAGCAGCTTGGTACTTAGCAAGAGAAATAAAAACCCTAAAGGGAAAGTAAACTAAAATGACAATCGAAAAACTAGCAATCCTACTAGTGGCAGAATGGTTTGACGGCTCGCCCGGTAGTGAAAGAGCGATAGTAGCCATCGAAAAAATCACAAAAGCTTTAAAAGCTACTTCTCGTCGAACCGAAGACGGACAATTATCGGTGGAGATAGAGGTAGAAGGATGACCATAGAAGAAGCCTGCAAACGTTACCACTGGATTCAAATAGCTCCTGACGGCGTAGTTGAGATGTTTTTAGACCATCACGCACTACAAACATTCCGTAGCTGTGAAGCCGCTTTTGAACTAAGCATAATGGCGAATGTGAAAGCCAAGGGTAAGAGTTGGAATTTGGAATTTGGAATCATTTGGCATTACATGGTCGAGGAGTTCTACATAGCGAAGCGTGATGGTGTGTTCAATATTAATACTTGGCTCCCAAAAGCAATAACAGCTTGGACAAAAGCTAAGATGGATGAGCAATTTGAAACGCATAAAATGTACAAAACACTAGGAGGTCTTAGCGGGCTAATAGCAATGTGTGGACAATATGCTGAGCACTTTGCAGCGGAGGTGGATAGACTTAGGGTTATTGGGATTGAGATTACTTTTGGGAAGAAAAAAGAAGTTCCGCTCGGAGAGTTCGAAGTACCTAACTATAAACTAAGACAGGTTTTGAGATTAAGCTACATAGATACAACAGAAAGTACTAAGGTACGTTGCTACCTAACCGGGCGTATGGATTTCCTCATGGACTCTGGTTCTTCCATAGGTCCACTAGATCATAAAACAACAGCTTTTTTTAGAGGCGACCCAACCGCAGCATATAACCCTCAAGAAGGAATGACGGGTTATGTATATGCTACTAAATTTATCCTGAAAGATAAATTCCCAGAACTCTTAGAAGGGCGTAAAGTTGATAGAATCTGGATCAACTTTGCTCAGGTAACTCCAAATGCCAATGCAATGGAACGGTTTAAGCGAATTCCTATTTTCAAAACCGACTATCAGCTTGAAGAGTACAGGCTACGTCAGTTACGAACCTTTCATAAAATATATGACATGGTCATCCTCGGAGAGCGCCCAGATTGGAATACTGCCGTTTGCAATAACATGTTCCACAGCGAATGCCAATACCGTGCACTACACCGGCAAAACACATCGGACGCTATGTTCCAGATACTTCAGAATGATTTTGTAGTAGCAGAGCCTTGGAATCCAGAGACAGTTAAGGATTAACATGAATGGTTATTATATAGTTCAGTCTAAACTACCATACTATCATAATGACGGTAGTGTGACATATACTGGAACTATAGATAAGACTATAGTTCAAATAAATAGTGATAACGTGACTTGGTTGGGTGGTGATTGCCCATCAGATTTAAATGAATTTAATAGAAATTGGATTATTCTAAAAGAAATAGAAATGGAGAATAAGTAATGAACCTCGGATCCCGCTGTAACGAAATACTCTCTAACAGGTGCCAGTGCCCGAACACTGTAGTAGAGGGCACCCTATTCTGCAAACTCCATACACCAATTCAGCAACATCCAGAAGTAGTAGCGGCAGAAGCCAAATCGGCTAAGTAAAGGAGTTTTACAATGGATACTCGAAGAATTATATTAAAAGTAGAGATAGGAATAGAAATTCTAGACGAAGTAAGCTTCACAGACTTTGACGAAGAAGAAAAGCGAAAATATTTAATTCAGGAAATGCTCGATCAATCGACATGGCCGGATGCTGGTATTGGTTGTGAAGTAATTAGTTCAAGTATTGAACGAGTAGACTAAAAGAACAAACTAAAACAAGAAACGAGCGAAAACGATGGCCGATCAAATGTTTGCTAATATTTTGGGAGTAACAGAAGGTATTGAATTAAAGGAACCAAAGCTTAAGATCGCTATCATTGGTGAGCCTAAGACTGGTAAAAGCTGGCTTGCTGCAACCGCACCCGGCCCGGTATTTGTAGCGGATTTTGATGGCCGTAAGGAATCTCTTAGAGGAAAGAAAGACGTATACGTAAAAAGCTACACTGATCTAAATCCCTCTACTCCGATTGCGATTAGTGCTTTTGAAACAGATATCGCAATGTTTGAGTATATGGAGCAGCAAGGGAAGCCTATTCCTGCTACTTTTGTGTGTGATTCTATGACGTACATGCGCGCTGCGTGTGAGCATGAGCTTATTAAGCAGCATCCTGCTATGAGTCGTAAAATAAAGTTGGGGACAAATGAAATTAAAATTCCCTCGGGTTGGGACATCATTAACGGTAATAGAGCGTACATGGAATACATCATTGGGCGTCTTTCACTTCTGGGTCATGTTATATGCGTATTCCATGAAGCGGCAGAGAAGGATGTGGCCACTTCGACTAAGGAGGAGAAAAAATACACAGGACGGACGACTGTTCAGCCACAATATCTTGCTAGTATCCTTTCCCTTTTTAACGAAGTTTGGCGGGTTAGTCTCGATTACCAGAATAATTACATTGTACAAATAAAGCCAAACAACGAATTCCTAGCTTCCTCTACCTTAACACTTGACGCGGTAGAAAAGCCTAATATTCAAATGATGCTTGCTAAGCATAAGCTGGCACATCCATAAAGTTTAGTACCAACCAGTGCTAAAGATTGTACCGCAGTAATAACAATAACAACTAACCTAAAAGAAAAGGAAATTAAATAAAATGGCATTTCAAATGAAGGTCTCGAACGAACAAATCAAAGGCAAGGATGTAATCCCTCCCGGTATTTACGACCTCAAACTTATTGGCTTCAAGCCTGCTAAGTCCAAGGCTGGAGATTCTATCTCCCTGAACCCTTGCATGGAAGTTCAGAATCATCCCGAATTCGCTGGACGGAAGGTATTCGATACACTCAATAGCAAAGGCGCTTGGACTTGGCCCGCGTTTGTAGAGTGCTTCGGAATGCGTATGGAAGGCGATGGTAAGGATAGTTGGATTCCGGGGGATTGGAATGGCGATGTTGCTAAGTTTAAGGAAGATGATCCTTCGACTTGGGTTTATCGTGGTCCGCTGGTAGGTCGTACTGGTAAAGCGGAGATTAAAGTCGATAATTACAACGGCAAGGATAATAATAAGGTAGAAAAATACCTAGTACATCCGACTGTGGCTGCTTTGCCGCCGGCGGCATAAACAAATGTGTGTGGCTGGCACGGATAGTAATGTCCGGCGCTGCGTGTTAATACTGGTATAAGCGAGCTAGCTTATTAATAGGGGCCTATGCTGTAATCGGCAACCAGTCAGCCACCGCGATTTTTAAATCTAATATAAGAGAGATATATCATGGCTACTGAATTTAAAGAATGTCAAGAATGTGGTGAAGAGTTTGAGGCTCGTAGTATTTTTAATACTATTTGTGATTCTTGCGAAGAAGAACTAGGTGAAGAGGACGACGATGACGACGAAGAAGATACCGACGACGAAGATTAAATTATGTGCAGAAGCTGCAAGTGCTTTGAAGTATGTAAAATACCAACCCTCGGATTCGCATCTGCTTCGTATGGTTAATGGTTATGGTGTCAACGATATGCCAAGTAGTGCTATGGTTCGTTGGATGGCGATTCAGATTTTAAGTAGTTATGGATATACTTTCGAGGTATAGTTATGAGTTTTATCCACGACAAAGGTAATCCTACTTCTCCTGTTTGGGTAGTTGTAGATAAACCCTTCGAGAGTGATATCTCGAAGGGTTATCTCTATTCCGGTCCAATGGGCTGGATGTTTGATAAGATGATGCAAGAGGCGGGAATCAATGACTACTACGTAACTTGCTGGCGTCCA